GAAAGTATTAAACTAACAGACGAAGAATTGTTGTCTGTTAAGAGTTTACGTGAACAAATTATGGATATTATTTCTACATCGGGTCAATTGAAGTTGACTCACGATTTAATGGAACAAGATTTAACTTCTGTTAAAGCTAAACTCAACGAACAAGTAGTAAAATACAAAGAGTTACTAGTCAAGGAAAAGGAACTAGTTGATGAATTGTTGAATAAATATGGAATGGGTTCTTTGGATGTTGAAACTGGTGTATTTACCCCTGAAAAATAAGTAATATTGGAGATTCCGTATGGCAGAACGCATTGTTAGTCCTGGCGTTTTCACACAAGAACGTGACCTTAGTTTCCTAGAACAAGGGGTTGGTGAAATTGCTGGTGCTTTTATTGGTCCAACACCAAAAGGACCAGCATTTATTCCAACCGTAGTTACAAGTCAACAAGACTTTGAAAACAAGTTTGGTGCACCTGATGGTAAGTCATTCTTAGGATTGACTGTAAAAAACTATCTTCGTGAATCAGGACGAGCAACAGTTGTTCGTATTCTTGGTTTAGACGGATATGATAACGCGGCGGCAACACCAGCACTTCTTTTTGCAACTGGTTCAAGTGGCTCATTCTTGTACTCTGTACTTCATCCAACTACTTCTGGTAGCGATGTCCAATTAGTTAGTGCAAGTGGAGCACCAAGTAACTTTACTTTAAGAGTATCTTCTTCTCTAGCAGGTCTTGATGTTGTAGAATCAGCATTATCAACTACAACAACCGCAGGTGGATTTATTGGTAACGTTCTTTCATTTGGTCCAACAGGAACAAAGAACGCATACGTTTACAGTATATTCCCTGAAGCAGTTACATTAGCGGGTGCTGAAGTAACAATGTCGGCACTTGTAAGTACTGATGCATTAATGTTGAGTGGTAGTACATTTGGTTCGTATAATTTTGCATCAACACCATTTATTCAATCACAAACTATTGGTGCTGGAAAGTTAAATCTTTTCAAAGTACACACATTAACAGATGGTAACGCAGCAAATAAGGCTGTTAAAGTTTCCATTTTTGGTCCAAAGAAGGCATCAATTTCAGGTGACTATGGTACATTTACTCTTCAAGTACGTGACTTTAATGATACTGATGCACAACCAGTTGTATTAGAACAATGGGACAATCTAACGTTAGACGCAACTGATGTAAACTTTATTGCTCGTCGTATCGGTAACAGTGCACCAGTAACAGATCCAAATACTGGTGAACGTTATTTTGAAGGTGATTACACAAATAATTCATCATATATCCGTATCGAACTAGCAGCAGGTATCGATGATATCTCACCAGACGCATTACCATTTGGGTTTGATAAGTTACAAACACCAGTAGGAACATCAATCAGTAATGTTGTAATTCCATCATATATTTCATCATCGTGGAAAACAACAGCAGGTGTAAGAGGATATAGTACTACATCTTCATACGCAACAGCTGATTATTATGGATATGCATATTCAACAACAACATTAAATACTAATATGTCGTATTTAGCACCAATTCCAAGTGGTGCAGCACAAGTTGGGGCAGCATTCAATCTTGAAAATCTTGGAAACTCAGAAATTCAAGATCCATTAGGGGACTTTATCACAACTGGAAGCTTCTTAACAAATACCGATGCAACTGCAAAGTTAAAGTTTACAGTTCCATTCCAAGGTGGATTCGATGGTGATAATCCAGCTCGTGAAATTAAGATGTATGATACCATCACCGCTGGAAACACACAAGGATTTGATTTAACTAACGCAACATCCGCTGGTTCACGTGCATTTAAGAAAGCACTTGATGCAATCAGTAATCCAGATGTATATGATATTAATTTGTTAATATTACCTGGTGTTATTTATGAACTTCATCCATATGTCGCTGATTACGCATTGAGTGTTTGTGAAACTCGTGGTGATTGTTTCTATATTTTGGATTTAGTACAAGCAAGTGCAACCGCAGCAACAGCTGTTTCTCAAGCAGCATTACTTGATAGTAATTACGCAGCAGCATACTATCCTTGGGTAAGAGTGTTGGACACAAATACAAATAGATTTGCATTCGTCCCACCATCAGCAGTTCTTCCAGAAGTATACGCATATAGTGATAATCAAGCAGCAGAATGGTTTGCACCAGCAGGTTTAAATCGTGGTGGAATTCCAGGAGCAGCAGGTGTTAAGGTTCGTTTAGCACAAGCACAACGTGATCAATTATATGAAGGAAAGGTCAACCCAATCGCACAATTCCCAGGACAAGGTATTTGTGTATGGGGACAAAAGACACTCCAACGCCGTTCATCAGCACTTGACCGTGTAAACGTTCGTCGTTTATTAATCACAGTCAAGAAGTTTATCGCAAGTTCAGCACGTTTCCTCGTATTCGAACAAAATGTTGAAGCAACTCGTCGTCGTTTCCTCAACATCGTAAACCCATTCTTGGCAAACGTTCAAGAACGTTCTGGTCTATACGCATTCCGTGTCATTATGGATGAAACCAATAATACACCAGATGTAATTGACCGTAATTTATTGGTTGGTCAATTGTATCTCCAACCAACAAAGACAGCTGAATTCATTAAGTTAGAATTCAATATTCTCCCAACGGGTGCTACATTCCCAGGAGCATAATCGGTTATATTTTTAGATTATAGACTATTTATAAGAAATCTGTTAGGAGATACAAATGGCAAATAATATCGTAGCCGAAAATGAAATTTTCTTTACGGCGTTCGAACCAAAGGTTAAAAATCGCTTTTTGATGTTAATTGAAGGTGTACCTGCCTATATCGTTAGAAAGGTAAGCCGCCCAGAAATTCGTCAAGATACCATTAAAGTTCCACACATCAACACTGTTCGTTATGTAAAGGGTGTTTCTGTATGGCAACCAATTACAATGACCTTGTACGATCCAGTAGTTCCATCTGGTGCACAAGCAGTGATGGAATGGGTACGTCTCCACCACGAATCAGTAACAGGTCGTGACGGATATGCAGAATTCTATAAAAAAGATTTAACCCTCCAAGTATTAGGCCCAGTAGGTGATAAAGTTGAAGAATGGATTATCAAGGGTGCACAAATTACACGTGCAACATTTGGTGACTTGGAATGGTCCGACACAAGTGATAACGTAGCAATTGAATTAGAAATTCAACCAGACTACTGCGTATTGAACTACTAATCCAAAAAAATTAGGATGTATTTATCCCCTTCGTGATGCGAGCAAGTCTATACTCACGAAGGGGATTTTTACTTGTAAAATTCGTTTGTAATGATATAAATGATACTTATATAGAGGTGTAGAATTTATTTAACTTGGGTGTGTAATATGCCGCAACTAACAGAATTACGAGTGGGTCAAGGTGAAACATTTGAAGTACTCGTAACTTTATTACAAACTGTATCTGGCACACCATTAGATATTACACATTACAATATCACTGGTCAAGTACGTGAAAATTATACAACAGATGAAATTGCTACATCATTTAATGTAGCAAAAGTTTTACCATATACATCTGGTAGTTTACGTATTACATTAAATGAAGATCAAACCATAAATCTTACACAACGTAGATATGTGTATGATATTTTAATAACAAGCGGTTCAGGCACCCCAGTAAATCGTCGTATTTTAGAAGGACCACTCACCGTTCGTCCAGCTGCAACGAGATAAAAGATGAGCTTACCAGATATTACTGTTGTTATACAAAAACCAGATGTAGTTGTTAGAAACATAGGCGGTTCAGGATCATTTTTAAATGTAGCTGATTCCGCAGTAAGTTCTTCTTATGCATTGACCGCATCTTTTGCACTAAACGCTCAAGCTGGTGGTGGGTCAGGATCAACTGGTCCAACTGGTCCAACAGGCCCGCGTGGTGCTACTGGTGTGGCAGGAACTCCAGGTGGTGCAACAGGCCCAACAGGTTTATCAGGTCCAACTGGCCCAATTGGTCCACAAGGAACCACAGGACCAACAGGTGCAATTGGTGCAACAGGTATTCAAGGCACTACAGGTCCTACAGGTGTACAAGGTGCAACAGGTATCCAAGGTATAACAGGTCCAACTGGAGCAAGTGGTCCAACAGGTAGTACAGGCGTTCAAGGTGCAACAGGCCCACAAGGAACTACAGGTCCAACTGGAGCAAGTGGTCCAACAGGTAGTACAGGCCCACAAGGTACAACAGGCCCAACAGGACCACAAGGAACCACGGGACCAACAGGTGCAACAGGTATACAAGGTTTAACAGGTCCGTCAGGTCCAACAGGCAGTACAGGTCCAATTGGTGAAACAGGACCACAAGGTATTACAGGACCATCAGGACCAACAGGCCCAACAGGACCAAGTGGGCCAACAGGTGTTACAGGTGATACAGGTGCAACAGGACCACAAGGTACTACGGGTCCAACAGGTGTTATTGGTGTAACAGGTGCAACAGGCCCAACAGGTAGCACTGGACCAATTGGTATTACAGGTCCAACGGGTGCAACAGGTCCAATTGGTCCTGGATTAAATATTAGTGGTAGTTTACCAGATACGGGCAGCCTTCCTCCTTCGGCGCCAACTGGTTCTGCATATATTATTGGAAAAGATTTATGGGTATACAATGGTACTTCGTGGAACGATGTTGGTGACGTTCTTGGACCATCGGGTTCGTCAGGACCAACAGGCCCAACAGGTCCAACTGGTCCGCAAGGTGCAACAGGTATTCAAGGAACTACAGGCCCTACTGGCCCAGAAGGATCAACAGGACCAACAGGTAGCACAGGCCCAATAGGACCGCAAGGTGTCACAGGTAGCACAGGACCAACAGGTATCACAGGCCCTACTGGCCCAGAAGGTCCACAAGGTGTTACAGGTAGCACAGGACCAACAGGTACTACAGGCCCTACAGGTATACAAGGTCCACAAGGTGTTACAGGTAGCACAGGTCCAACAGGTATAGAAGGACCAACAGGCCCACAAGGTACCACAGGCCCTACTGGACCACAAGGAACTACAGGTCCAACAGGTGTGCAAGGTACAACAGGCCCAACAGGCCCACAAGGTACAACAGGTCCAACTGGTCCTGAGGGTGCAACAGGACCAACAGGTAGCACAGGCCCAGTAGGCCCGCAAGGTGTTACAGGTAGTACAGGCCCACAAGGAACCACAGGTCCAACAGGTCCAGAAGGTCCAACAGGACCACAAGGTGCAACTGGTGTAGTAGGTGTTACTGGTGCAACTGGTGTCGTCGGTGTAACGGGTCCAACGGGTGTAATCGGACCAACTGGAAGCACAGGTCCAACAGGTCCACAAGGAACCACAGGACCAACTGGTGCAACTGGTTTACCTGGTGACATTTATTCTACAACTAGTAGCACTTCTCTTACTATTGGAACTGGGTCACAAACTCTTACCATCGCAACTGGGTTAGCGTACAGTATTGGTCAAGCTGTTATTATTGCATATGATGCAAGTAATAAAATGGAAGGTACGGTTACTTCCTACAATAGTGGAACAGGTCAGTTGGTTGCCAACGTTACCACAGCAACGGGTTCAGGAACATATACATCGTGGCAAGTAAGTTTGGCAGGTGCACCAGGACCTGCAGGTGCAACTGGTCCAACTGGACCTACCGGAGCAATTCCAAATACTGGATCATTTGCAACTACTGGGTCAAATACATTTATTGGTAATCAAACTATCAACGGTTCAGTCAATATTACTGGATCATTAACTGGTAGTGGATTACGATATCCAACCGCAGATGGATTGGAAGGTCAAGTATTAAAGACCGATGGAACAGCTGATTTAACATTTGGTGATGTACAAACCATCTTTGAGGACATCTATACTGGTGAAGCAGTTACCAAGGGTGACCCACTTTATGTGTCGGGGTCACAAGGTGCATTACCAGTTGTATATAAAGCCGATGCGGGTAATGCAACCAAGATGCCTGTGGTCTATATTGCAGCACAAACCATTGGGTCTGGTAATGGAACCCGTGGTATTATTCTCGGCAAAATTGATGGCATCAACCTCACTGGTTATGCCGCAGGTGATGAAATCTATGTTGCTGTTGGTGGTGGATTTACCAGTACCAGACCAACGGGTAGTGCTATCGTACAATTCCTTGGATTGGTGACCAAGGAAGGTATAGGTGGACAAGGATTAGTTCTCAACCCAGGCCCAGCAGAATTACCAAATTTAACTGCTGGGTATGCATGGGTAGGTAATTCAAATGGTATACCAGAGGCTGTTGCTACATCATCTATCAAACTGGTATCATCCTCTGTCTCTTCATCCTACGCATTGACTTCATCATTTGCTACAACTTCATCATTTGCTGTATCTGCATCGTCGGCACCTGTTGTAGAATTAATTAATAATGAACGTATAACACCTGGACAAATAACTGCATCGGGACATATAGTTCCATCTATTACAGACACATATGACCTCGGTTCACCATCCTTACGATTCAGAGATCTATATCTTTCTGGTTCTACTTTATATCTTGGCACACTCGCAATCTCTGATAATAATGGTACATTATCTATAACACCATCGGGGTCATCGACTCTTTCACCTGTATCTGGTGCATTTACTGGGTCGTTCCTTGGTAATTTAATTGGAAATGCTAATACCGCAACAACAGCGTCGTTTGCAACCACAGCATCATTTGCACTAAATGCACAAAACGTACCACTCGGTACAGTATCAAGTTCAGCACAATATCCTGGTTGGGTCACAAGTTCTGCGCAAATCGATTATAATAGTATACAAAATAAGTTAAGTGGTGTAATATCTTCATCAACACAATTTAACTTATTAAGTGGTACATCTGCATCATTTGCAACTACAGCAAGTGCAGCAACCAGTATTACATTTACACCATCTACTGCATCATTTGCATTAACTGCAAGTTATGTTCCTGGTGCAGCAAGTGATTGGGATTCAGTAGCAAATAAACCAGCAAATTTGGTCAGTAGTTCTACACAAGTTCAAGCATTCTTACCAGTAGGAACCGTAAGCAGTTCAGCACAATATCCAGGATGGGTAACCAGTTCAACACAAGTTGTTTGGTCATCCGTAAATTATAATGCAGGTATAGTTAGTAGTTCAGCACAAGTCAAACCATTACTTCCTGGTGGTGTTATCTCATCATCAGCACAACTACCAGCAGGTACAGTATCCGCATCGTCACAATTCCCTGGTTGGGTAACCGCATCTTCACAAATCGTGGTACAAAATACTACTGGTATCGGTGCATTAGCAACTACTGGTTCAAATACATTTATTGGTAATCAAGTAATTAGTGGTTCATTAACCACTACAGCAGACACGATGACCTTTAATGGGTCTATGGCGGTATCAGGAACACTTTCATTAACTGGTAGTTTAAATGTATTAAACGGTGGATTTACTGGTTCATTAACTGGTAGCGCAACCACCGCAACATCGGCATCATTTGCAACTACAGCAAGTGCAGCAACTAGTATAACATTTACACCAGCAACATCATCATTTGCATTAACAGCAAGTTATGTTCCTGGTGCAGCAAGTGATTGGGACTCCGTAGCAAATAAGCCAGCGGATATCGTAAGTAGTTCTACACAAGTTCAAGCATTCTTACCTGGTGGTACAGTATCGTCATCTGGACAAGTAGATATCACATCCACCACCAACTATTCAACATTTAGTTCATCGTTGGCAACAGTTGATACTGGTCAAACCACTCGCATTGACAACTTAGCAAGCTTAACTAGTTCTTACGCAATCAACTCAACAATTCAAGGACAACTTGCTGGAGTAGTATCAAGTTCTACGCAAGTAAAACCACTACTTCCTGATGGAACAGTATCAAGTTCAGCACAATATCCAGGATGGGTAACAGCATCATCGCAAATTGACTATAATTTAATTACTAATAAATTGAGTGATGTTGTATCTTCATCAACACAAGTACAACCACTACTACCTAGTGGAACTATTTCAAGTTCTGGTCAAGTTCAATTAAATGCTATTACCGGAGTTACTTTCAGTAATTCCTCATTCTATTTCCCAAATAATTTACGAGTTGAAGGAACATTAACCGCACAAGAAATTAATACAGAATATGTTTCTTCATCGATTATTTATGAATCTGGTTCTACCAAATTTGGTGATACAGATGACGATGTAATGAGTGTTACTGGTTCTATTCGTGTCTTGGGTGGAAATATTAGTGGGTCGTTTATTGGATTGGTTTCACAATCTGCACAAATAGACTATAACTCTATACAAAATAAATTATCCGATGTTGTTTCATCGTCCGCACAAGTCCAACCATTACTTCCTGGTGGAACGGTTTCAAGTTCCGCACAATATCCAGGATGGGTAACTTCGTCAACACAAATTGTTTGGGCATCCGTAAATTATAACGAAGGTATAGTCAGTAGTTCAACACAAGTCAAACCATTACTTCCTGATGGAACAGTATCGTCATCTGGACAAGTAGACATTACCGCAACTACGGGATACTCGACATTTAGTTCATCGTTAGCAACAGTCGATGTTGGTCAAACTACCCGTATTGACAACTTGGCAAGTCAAACAAGTTCTTACGCAATTAATTCTACAATTCAAGGTCAACTTGCTGGAGTAGTATCAAGTTCTACGCAAGTAAAACCACTACTTCCTAATGGAACAGTATCCTCATCCGCACAAATTCCAGTAAGAACATTTACCGTAACTAATAGTGGAGCTAGTGCATATGTTATTGATGGAGTAAATAACTCCTCTCTCACATTAATTCGTGGATTTACCTATAACTTTAGCGTGAACGCAGCTGGTCATCCATTCTGGATTCAAACTGTTGCTGGAGCCTATAGTTCTGGAAACATTTATAATACGGGTATAACAAATAATGGTGCGGCAGTAGGAACAATTACATTTACAGTTCCTTATGATGCACCAGATACACTATATTATGTCTGTCAGTTCCATTCTTCTATGGCTGGTGTAATCAATATCAAAGACATACAACCCTCTGGATTAGTATCAAGTTCAGCACAAATTGTTTGGTCATCTGTAAATTATAATGCAGGAATAGTAAGTAGTTCAACACAAGTTAAACCACTACTTCCTGATGGAACCGTATCAAGTTCAGCACAGTACCCAGGGTGGGTGACTGCATCAAGTCAAATTAACTACACACAACTTCAAAATATTCCAGTAGGAATTGTATCAAGTTCTTCACAAATTAATACAGGATCATTTACTGGATCATTTACGGGTTCATTATTAGGAACTAGTAGTGTTGCCGTATCAAGTTCATATGCTCTAACATCATCTTTTGCACTTAACGCTGGAGCAGGTGCAGGATTCCCATTCAGCGGATCTGCAGTAATTACTGGTTCACTTCTAGTAGTTGCAACAGATAATATTGGTGGAATTACTGGTTCATTATTAGGAACGGCATCTAATGCTGTAAACGCTATAAACGCTGTGACTGCATCGTATGCAATTAACGCTGATACGGCAATCGGTATAAACGTAGATAATCATTCATTTGTTGGTAATGGTGTAACAACAAACTACACGTTATCTCAAAGTTATGCAATAATATCGTTGAATGTAAGTGTTGATGGTTTAACATTAACACCTGTGGTGGACTACTCAATCGCAGGAACAACCCTATCATTAGTATCTGCACCACCATCTGAGTCAAATGTATTTGTTAAGGCGTGGTCAAACGCAACCCAAAACGTTAATGGGTCGTTTACTGGGTCATTTATAGGCACCCTAAATGGGGATATGACAGGATCTGCCAAGTTTAACACATTACCAAACATATCCATCAAGGGAGATACCCATCTGTTTATCGGTGATGGAGTAACTACAGCGTATACCTTGTCCTCTTCATATGATGATAGTGTGATATTTGTGTCGGTAGACGGTCAAGTTCAAGCACTTGTAGCTGATTTTAGTATTTCTGGAACCACCCTAAACCTCGTCAGCTCCCCACCATCGGCATCAAATGTCTTGGTTAAGGCTGTACGACTGGTTATATCATAACAAGTTATATTTAAGATTTTACTAGTTATATTTATATTAGATAACTTATCTGTGTGAGATTTAATAATGGCAACAACCAAACTTACTGGTACCCTTATACGAAGTGGGAGTATTCCAACCACAGCACTAGGTGGTGGGGTATTTTCCAGTTCAGTCCAACTTAGTTCTGCTCTTCCGAGCGGAACCGTATCAAGTAGCGCTCAAGTAAAACCACTACTCCCTGACGGTACAGTAAGTAGTTCAACACAATATCCAGGCTGGGTAACTGCATCAAGTCAAGTACAATTAAATGGTATTACAGGTACAACATTTAGTAATGCAGCATTCTCGTTCCCACAAAATTTGAATGTTGGTGGAACACTTACCGCACGAGAAATACAAACAGAATACGTAACATCATCTATTATTTACGAATCTGGTTCGACCAAGTTCGGTGATACCGCAGACGACACACATCAATTTACTGGTTCATTAAGTGTTCTTGGAACAATTAGTGGAGCATTAATATTACCTAGTGGAGTTGTAACCGCATCAAGTCAAATTGATATTACCGCAACAACGAACTATACGACATTTAGTTCTTCTATCGCAACAGCAAACAATAGTCAAGACTTGACTATTAGTAGTCAAACTACTCGTATTGATAACTTAGCAAGCTTAACAAGTTCATACGCAATTAATTCTACCATACAATCACAACTTGCTGGTGTTCCATCAAGTAGTAGTCAAGTAAAAGAATATCTACCTGATGGTACAATTAGTAGTTCTACTCAAATTAACGTAATATTAGATTTAGATAATGTTGTAAGTAGTTCCGCTCAAATTGACATTACAGCAACCACAAACTACAGTACATTCAGTTCATCAATCGCAACCAAGGATCAATCCCTGGAGCTCGACAATGATTTACAAGATGTATCTATAAATGCATTAAATGCAGCAACCAGTTCCTACGCACTACAATCGCAACTTGCTGGAGTTGCATCAAGTAGTGGTCAAGTTAAAACATATTTACCAGACGGTACAGTATCAAGTTCGGCACAATTCCCTGGTTTGGTCACCTCTTCAACTCAAATAGCATTATCTGGTGTTACTGGTAATATCTTCTCTAGTGGTGATTTTTCATTCCCACAAAATTTAACTATTAGTGGTTCATTAATAACATCTGGAACCATCACGGCCGCGTTCATTGCGGGAATGGTTTCATCATCGACACAGGTAGATTACAACAGCATCCAAAATAAGTTAAGTGGTGTTGTTTCATCTTCAACGCAAGTACAACCATTATTACCAGCAGATACAGTTTCCGCATCAGCACAAGTCAAAGCATTCTTACCAGATGGTTCAGTATCTTCGTCAGCACAATATCCTGGTTGGATTACTTCATCTACACAAGTAGTTCAATCATTACCTGGTGGAACAGTATCGTCATCAACGCAAGTCAAGGCATTTTTACCAGCAGATACCGTATCAAGTTCTGGTCAAGTTGATATTACCGCAACAACAAACTACGCAACATTTAGTTCTTCTATCGCAACTAAAAATGATTTACAAGATGTATCTATAAACGCATTAAATACAGCAACTAGTTCATATGCAATTAATTCTACAATTCAAGGACAGCTAGCTGGTGTAGTATCAAGTTCTACCCAAGTTAAACCACTACTTCCTGATGGAACCGTTTCCTCTTCCACACAAGTAACAGCAAACTTACCAGCGGGAGTAGTATCAAGTTCAGCACAATTACCTGCTGGAACTGTTTCAAGTTCTGGTCAAGTTGACATAACTGCAACAACCAATTATACTACATTCAGTTCATCACTCGCAACAGTTGACCAAAATCAACAAAGTGAAATCAATGGATTAAAGGCAGCAACTGGTTCATACGCAATTAACGCAACAATTCAAGGACAACTCGCTGGTGTTGCATCAAGTTCATCACAAGTCAAGGCATTTTTACCAGCAGACACCGTATCAAGTTCAGCACAATATCCTGGTTGGGTAACTGCGTCATCACAAGTTGATATTACAGCAACAACCAATTATACAACCTTTAGTTCATCAATAGCAACCAAGAATGATGTTCAAGACGTATCAATTAACGCATTAAATACAGCAACTAGTTCATATGCAATTAACGCAACAATTCAATCTCAACTTGCTGGAGTTGCATCAAGTAGTGCACAAGTAAAAGCATACTTACCAGACGGTACAGTATCAAGTTCTGGTCAAGTAGATATCACCGCAACAACTGGATACAGTACATTTAGTTCTTCTATCGCAACAGCTAACAATAGTCAAGACTTGACTATTAGTAATCAAACTACTCGTATTGATAACTTAGCAAGCTTAACAAGTTCATACGCAATCAACGCAACTATTCAATCACAACTTGCTGGTGTTGTATCAAGTTCAACACAAGTAAAACCACTTTTACCAGACGGAACGGTAAGTTCTTCTGGTCAAGTAGTTGTTCAAAATACAACTGGTATTGGTGCATTAGCAACTACTGGGTCAAATACCTTTAATGCAAACCAAACCATTACTGGTTCGTTGTTCATCAGTCAAAACCTTACAGTATTAGGTTCATCATCAATTGGTTTTATTTCTCAAAGTACCTTAGATATTGGTACCAATATTATTACCGTTAATACATTATCTCCTGGTACAAGATTCGGTGGTCTATCGGTAATTGACTCTGGTTCATCACCAAAATTAAGTGGTTCAATATTCTTTGATTCTCTCAAAGACGAATGGATATTCATTCATCAACAAGCAGCAGGTGCAGGAGTTACATCCTCACTATTTTTGATGGGTCCACAAACCTTTAATGATGTTGGGAACGAAACTAATTTAACTACAAATAAAATTCCAAAGAGTCAAAACGCAGAACATCTTAGTGACTCACAAATTAGTGATAATGGTGTTACCGTATCTATTACCAATGGATTAACTGTTGGAACAAATCTTACTGCATCAAATGCTACAATCAGCGGTCTAACTGCAAATCAGGCAGTATTTACCGATGCAAACGATCAATTAGTATCTGTTGCAACCACTGGTACTGGTGATGTAGTACGAGCAGCATCACCAACATTAACTGGTACATTAACCGCAGCTAACATTACCGCAACTGGTACAATGTTGTTGGCAGGTATTATATCGCAATCAAGCCAAGTCAGTTTGACTGGAACAACTGGATATTCTACATTTAGTTCGTCTATCGCAACTAAAAACGATTTACAAGATGTATCAATTAACGCACTAAACGCAGCGACCAGTTCATACGCAGTAAATTCTACTATCCAGGGTCAATTAGCTGGAGTTGTATCATCTTCAGCCCAAGTTAAGCCACTTCTTCCTGATGGAACGGTATCAAGTTCAGCACAATTCCCTGGTTGGGTCACCGCATCAAGTCAGGTAACAATTACTGGTATATCAGGATTGGGTGCTAACGTAGCGACATTCTTGGGAACACCAAGTTCTGCAAATTTAGCAACAGCAGTCACAGATGAAACAGGTACGGGTGCGTTAGTATTTGCAGGAAGCCCAACATTAACTGGTACGGTTACTGCAAATAATATTGTAATGTCTGGTTCACAATTCGCTGGAATCGTATCGGGTAGTGGAACACAATATAGATTAGTGGTTCCTGTTGGAACTAACCAATACGCAACCTAATAAAAATTGATAGTTTCTGGTAAAAAAGGCATCCAGACGGGTGCCTTTTTTCGTTTATTCCGGTATAAAATGATATTTATACGGGGGTGTATACACTTTAGTTTGAGTATAATATGAGTTTATTAAAAGTCAATAATATTACAGGCAGTAGTACTAGTATTACCTTTGAGGACAATGTTACATTTGATGCTGCAGTTAATATTTCTTCGGGATCTATCACAGCAAGTTTCTCTATTGCAAATAATTCTATTGAAAAAGAAAAACTAACAAATGACGCTAGAGACTTCGCAAATATTCTTAATAAACCAGCAGGACTTATTAGTAGTTCTGGTCAGTTCGTAAGTGCAATTTCTGGGTCATCTCTTAGTTTAGGTGGTATTATTGCTACGGGTAGTATTAGAACTACAGATGTGTTTAGTGGTAGTGGTGCTCAACTATTTGGATTACCAAATGCTGCATTAAATAACAACCAAATAACAATCAATGGTACTGCGGTTTCACTTGGTGGATCAAGAACATTAACAACCACAGACATTAGTGAAGGGACAAATCAATATTATACTGACGCTCGTGTAAAAGCAAAACTGGACACCGAAACAGTAGTTAGTAGTTCTAGTCAAATAAATTATCAAGCAATTACAGGACAACCAACCTTAAATACTCTTGGTAGTGATGGTAATAAATCGCTCACCATTACAACAGGTGTTTTTATCACGGCTTCTGGTGGTGCAGATGGTATTATTCTAACAAACGACACAGCAAACTACACACTACGATTCAAAACTGTCGGCGGAACTGTATCGTCATCGGCACAAGTTGTAGCAGCATTACCTGCAAATGTTGTATCTTCATCAACACAAGTTCAACCATTACTTCCTGGTGGAACCGTTTCTAGTTCCGCACAATACCCAGGATGGGTGACCGCATCAAGTCAAATTGACTATAACTCAATTACTAACAAATTAAGTGGTGTTGTATCCGCATCGGCACAAGTTCAACCATTATTACCAGCAGATACAGTTTCCGCATCAGCACAAGTTAAAGCATTTTTACCAGATGGAACTGTAAGTGCATCGGCACAATATCCTGGCTGGATTACTTCATCTACACAAGTAGTTCAATCATTACCTGGTGGAACATTATCATCATCTGCACAGTATCCTGGATGGGTAACCGCCTCAAGTCAAGTTGATGTAAGAAATACAATCGGTATATCAACTATAGCAACCACTGGTTCTAATATCTTTATTGGTAATCAAACAATTTCTGGTTCGACTACAATTACTGGTAATTTAACGGTACAAGGAACATCGTCCGTTCTCTTTGTTACATCATCTCAACTTAATGTTGGTTCCAACACCATTACACTAAACACTACTGACGTACTTCGTTTCGGCGGGTTGACAGTATTTGATTCTGCTTCTGCTGGACAATCTGGTTCACTCCTCTGGGACAGTGTAAATAATGTATGGCTGTATGTTCACGCAGGAACCAGTAATACAAGTAGTATAGTGATTACAGGTCCAGAAAATACTGGTGCATTAGGTAGTGAACAATTCTTGACACCTAATTTATTACCAAAGGCTGGATTAGTTGGTGACCATATAGTAAATTCACAAATTAGTGATAATGGAACACAAGTAGGTATCGTTGGTGGACTAAAAGTTACAGGTTCAATAACATCGTCTCATATAGTTCCCGCAGTTACTGATACCTTTGATTTAGGTTCACCAACCTTAAAGTTTAGAGACTTGTATCTTTCTGGTTCAACGTTATATCTTGGCTCATTAGCAATTAGAGATAATGGTGGTGCGTTATCTATTGGACCATCGGGGTCAGCAATTGGAACCAATTCACCTGTATCGGGTGCATTTACAGGATCATTCCAAGGTAACGGTAGTCAATTAACTAATATCGCAAATGCAGCACTTCCTGGTGGTATAATTTCATCATCAACACAACTACCAGCAGGTACAGTATCCGCATCGTCACAATATCCTGGATGGGTCACCGCATCAAGTCAAATTGACTACAACTCAATTACCAATAAACTTTCTGGTGTTTTTAGCAGTTCAACACAAATTGCAAATAATTTACCAGCAGGTACAGTATCAAGTTCAGGTCAAATCAACGCTGGTGCAACTTCTAACTTTGCAACCGCAGTAGCGGATCAACTTGGTACAGTACACTCTGGTAGTTTTATGAGTACCGCAACTACTAATAACTTACCAGAAGGTGTCACTAATCTTTACTACACGGATGCACGAGTAAAAACCAAGATGAGTGGTGATGTTGTTCATTCTGGTAGTTTCCTTGGTACCGCAACCACTGATAATTTAACACAAGGATCAACTAACAAGTATTACGCAAATTCCTTAGTATTAAGTTATATTGACTCACTTTCAGTTCTCAGTAGTTCACAACAAGTTGTCAATAGATTACCAATTGGAACAGTATCAAGTTCAAATCAAATTTCAAACGTATTAGTTACTAGTGCAAGTTACGCAGCAACTGCAAGTTTAGCACTTGGGGTATCTGGGTCACTTGCGGTCAGTACTGATGGATTAAATGAAGGTAGCATAAATCTTTATTACACAGATGCACGAGTTAAGACCAAGTTAAATGCAGAAAATGTACATTCGGCAAGTTTCTTAGGAACGGCAACCACTACCAACTTAACAGAAGGTATTAACTTATATTTTACCAATCAACGTGCGAAGGATGCATTGCCTGGTGTGGTATCAAGTTCAACACAAGTAAAACCACTACTTCCTGATGGTGTTGTAAGTTCATCAACACAAATTACACCATTACTTCCAGCAGGAATAGTATCACAATCATCTGGTACAATCACCATAGATGGTACTAATAGTATTGTTGGTATCAACACTACATCACCATCTACTTTAACAAAGTTGCACGTAAATGGTGCATTGATGGTAGAAAATGGTGTAACATCAACCAATGCATTTAAGGATGGTATCATCTTTGCATATACTGGTGGGTCGTCACAATATCGTCATAAGATTGTAACACGACACGATTCAATTGCAGCACTCAACTTAATGGAATTCTTAGTTGCAACGGGTGCAGCGACATCAGCAAGTGTCTTGACATTGAATGGAACCAACCCAAGTAGTTTCTATAAGGGATTAAATGTCACGGGGTCATTCGCTGTACAAGGAAGTATTAGTGGTGCATTAGTATTACCAACAGATATCGTATCGGGTTCTACCCAAGTCAAGGCATTCTTACCAGTGGGTACGGTATCCAGTTCTGCACAATTTCCTGGTTGGGTAACAAGTTCTGGTCAAATTGATTATAACTCAATTCAAAATAAGTTAAGTGGAGTTGTTTCATCATCTGCACAGACAGTTGCATTAATTGCATCACAAGATATCGCACCGGCAACAGTAAATGCAACAACGATAAACGCATCTATCGTAACAGCATCAAACTTAACTGCAAATCAAGCAGTATTTACAAATGGTAATGATGGATTAGTATCCAACGCAATTACTGGTACTGGTAACGTAGTAATGTCTGCATCACCAACCTTAACAGGTACGTTAGTAGCAGCAAACATTACCGCGACGGGTACGATGTTGTTGGCAGGAATAGTATCCTCATCAACACAAATTGATTACAATAGTATTCAAAATAAACTAAGTGGTGTACATAGTAGTTCAGCACAAACAGTAGCATCGTTAGCAGGACAATTTATTGTTCCATCGGGTTCAAACTTCCAAGGTGTTGTATCAGGTAGTGGAACGGAATATAGATTAGTGGTTCCTGTTGGTACAAATCAATACGCAACTTAATAAAAGGTTTTATTAAATATGGGTCTTAATGAACAAATTCTCGCAGGTGCTACCGCTCTAAAGCGTGATGTAATAACCATCCCCATTGAATCGGCTAGTGTACAATATACTGGTTCTATTACTATGGGCCGTGTATTTTCCGTGACTGCCATACAAGGTAGTAAACAATGTCGTGTGAGATTATATACTGATGCGGCTAGTAGAAATGATGGTACGGAGCTTGCAAGACCATTTATTTCACAAAGTATTCCATCCAATATCGGTCTAATAATAGATGTTAATTTAGCAGAAGCATCTTTGTTTAGATTAGCTCCTCCAGTATTTGGGGTGAACCTTGACAATCCTATATCATCTAGTATATATTACACTATTGATTCCAGTTCAGTAGCTAATCTAAATGCTGGTGATAGAATATCTATCACGAGATTTTTAATGGAAGATACATCTGTATCTAACTTAACTGGTGTTGATACGCACAAAACACTTATCATCAGTGCATCAGGATTAGCATCGGGTAGTCATAGAACGGGTAGTATTAGTTCACCACGTACATATTTAGCATACGCGGTAGAACCAACAGTAGCACCAATAAGATTACGACTTTACACTAGTCAAAGTTATAGAGATGATGTTGGTGAAATCTCCAGGTCATTTGGAACAGAACCATCACAAAGTAGTGGTTTGATAGCAGATTTTTATATGGAAGATGTTGCAAAAACACCAATGACACCTATACTGGTGGGTAGAAATGATGAAGATTTATTAAACCCAGGATTACTATCAGCAGACCAAACAACATATTATACAATTACAAATGGGTCAGGTACAGCAACCATATCAGGATCAGTTTACATATTTTCATTAGAGGATTAAAATTATGAGCGTACAAATGTTTCGTGAACTACAACAACTAATTGATAACGCAGAACACATTGTTATAGCAATTGTAGTGGCGGAGGGTTGTGAGCAATTTAAAGGTAAGTTTTTAACAGATTTGGAAAATCAAATTAAAGGTCAACAAAACCCAGTACATTTACACACCATTTGTTATCGTGAAGAACCGATTATGTTCCCACGACCAATGACACAAGCAGTGTATTATTTTGCGCCAAAGAATTATACACCACTTTTCTATCGTCAAGGTATGAGAGCGATGGACGCACCAATTGATATTGTCACAGCAATTAAGATGACACAAGGTATGTCATATACCGAAGCTGCTTTTGGTGAAGAAAACAAAGAAGGGTACGAACGTACAGAGCAAATGATAAAAACAGAAGATACATCAAAATTTCCTTCTATTTTTCAACAAGCTAGAAATTTAGCAAAAGAAATGTGGTTTACTGGTAAACACGCAGCAAAAGGATTACCTGTTATTTTAGATGCAGATACCGCGTTCAACCGATTCTCAATCTGTCAAGGTTGTGAATTTTTAAAAGAGAATTTTCGCTGTGAAAAATGTGGGTGTTTTATGAAGGCAAAGACACAATTAGCGGCATCTTCCTGTCCTGTTGGAAAATGGTCGGCTATAACGCAGTAAAAATAAAGTACCTGTTATACGTTTTGATATTTATATAAGAGAACTATGTTAAGATATTTTCCACTTAGAACATTTTCATCGTCGTTCGCGTTTACGGCATCAGCAGCGACTAGTGCATCATTCGTACTTTCTGGTATGAGTGCATCGTATTCTGTTACTGGTGGAGGACCAACAGGTGCAACAGGAGCAACATCGGTAGTAACAGGTTCAACAGGGGTCACTGGTGCAACAGGAATAGGACCAACGGGACCGAGAGGTGTTACAGGACCAACAGGACCACGTTCTGCAACAGGTCCAACTGGTGTTACAGGCATCACAGGACCAACAGGTGCAACTGGAGCAACGGGAGCAGCATCAACGGGACCAACAGGTCCTATTGGAGTGTCGGGTTCTACAGGACCAACTGGTGCTACAGGTGCAACAGGTATCATTGGTATTACAGGTGCAACAGGACCAACGGGTGCAACAGGACCAAGTGGTGTAACTGGAGTACAAGGTATTGCAGGACCACAAGGAGTTACAGGGGCAACAGGTCCAACAGGTCCAACTGGTGTCGCAGTGTCTGGTATTCAAGGACCAACTGGAGTTACAGGTCCGTCTGGTCCACGAGGTGCATCTGGACCACAGGGTACTATCGGTACAACAGGTCCAACAGGCCCAACTGGTGCACAAGGAACAGCATTTACAGGACCAACAGGAGCAACGGGTGCAACTGGAGCAACTGGACCAACAGGAGCACAAGGGTCAACTGGTCCAACTGGTGCAAACACACCATAATAGAGAGTAATAGTTATGACGTTTAAGTTTTTCCCATTTGGTGTACCAACGACTAGTTCGTTTGCAATTAATGCCCGTACAACATTTACGGCATCGATTGTAACGAATAGTGGATCTGGATTCTTGACCGCATCATTTGCATTAGATGGATTTACGGGACCAACAGGAGTTTCAGGTCCAACAGGTGCAACTGGAGCAACAGGCCCAACGGGACCAACTGGAGTTTCTGGGTCAACGGGTGTTCTTGGTGTATCTGGGTCAACAGGACCACAAACGTCAGGATCAACAGGTCCAACAGGTCCATCTGGAATCACGGGTGCAACAGGCCCAACAGGCCCAACTGGTATCACAGGTTCTACTGGTGTAATTGGTATTACAGGACCATCTGGGGTTCGTGGACCAACGGGTGCAACGGGAGCAACAGGACCAACGGGACCAACTGGTAGTGTAAGTACTACCGCTGGTGTTCTTGGTGTATCAGGAGTCACGGGACCAACAGGATCATCTGGACCAACTGGAGTACAAGGAAGTACTGGACCAA